TCATCTACTTTCTTAACAGTTTTCTCTGTATACATCTGAAATTGACGTACAGGGAAACCAACTAAGTCACCAAGCTCTTCTATCTGAGCCAAGTTTAACTTAACAAAGTGTAAATTATTTTCCTTTGCTAGTTCTACAACTGTAGATGTTTTACCAATACCTGATTCACCAACAACTTCAATTGCTACTGGTGGTTTGCCTTGCTCTTGCAAAAAACGGTTGTTACTAATGATGTGGTTTACAAAACCTTTTACTTCATCAATGTTTAAATTTACTTGTGCCATAATTGTTTTAATTTAGTTTTATTACTCTTCCTGGTAATTCATCATTCATTTGAGATCTACTGCTAAGTACCCAAAGAGTATTCTTAGGACAGTTCTCAGGAGCCCATGCTTCACCATCAGTTAAATATATTAGGGCTGTATAATTCCCCTTCTCATTAAAGTGATCTATTACAGGTTGAAATGAAGTACCACCTCTACCTTTAATCTCCCAGTTTTTCTTAGGATTAAATTCAGATATATCATTAAGTTGTGTATCACACTGAGCTACTGTAATCTTATGACCTGTCTTATGCATATGAGATAACTCATTCATAAATTCTTTCAGTTCATCAGTACTTACAGAACCAGATGTATCTACACCAACTAAAATGTGATTCTTAAATTTAATCTTAAGACCTGGGTTCTCTACATACCTTTTGTTATATTTTCTTCTAAGCTTTTTTGTATAGATTATAGAAGAATTACCAACAAATCTTTTGAGATATCCTTTCCAGTCAAATTTTGGGGGCTCTATTGTACGAAGTCTTGAGATTAATTCTGCAAGCTCTCCTGGTATAGTACCCCTTCTTTTTTCTGTTTGTTCAGCAACTTCTTTAAGTTGATGTTCTATTTGCTTTTCTATAAGCTTTTTATCTGCTTCAGATAGTTCATCAAACTCATCCCAAGTTGTATGATCATATGGGCTATCTCCATCCATTTGATTTAGCAATGATTCAAGAGAAGGTGATGTACCTTCTTCTTGAGCTTCTTGCAATAATTCATAGTATGTTTTAGTACCCGCTTTAATAGGAAGTTTAAGTTCAGGAAAAGTATCTAAAGTTAAACCACCTTCCGGTAGATAATTAGCTGGTATATATTGATTGATTTCTAAATCAGCTGCAATATTAAACAACTTCTTATCTGAATATAAATCCCTCATTACCAGGTGACCAAAGCTTATGTGTAAAAGCTCATGCTTAAGTAATCCAACACTGTGCTCTAATGATAGACCATTAAAGAACTCTGGATTAACTGCAAGCTGTACGCCAATACCATGTTTACTTACACCTGCTGTAGGGATATCATTTCTAAAGGTCTTATTAAGACCAACTAAAAAGAGCCCGTAAAAGGGCTCCTCTAGTATTAATGTTTTACTTGTTTTAGCAAGTTTATCTGCTACATTTACCATTTTATTTTACAACTAATACTTTCTACAAAACTCCAAGTTGTATGTTGCATTATTTCTGTAGCTAATTCTGTTTCAAACTCTTTTGTAAATAAATTCTTTACATCTGAATCATCAGCATAATTAGTTTTAACAATTGTATACAACTTTTCCCATGATAAATCTATTACTGTTACAGGATCTCCCCATCTTTGATTTATCACTTTATTAATAGTATTCCAAGGGTGAGTATCAAATAAATTTTTAAACTCATCCATAAACATTTTTCTACTATCCATATTGCAACCTTTTTTACCCAGCATGGCTATATAAAAAGGATCAGGATTAAGATTTTTTAAATTCTCAATACATATGCTTTTGTCTTCATCTGTAGCTAAAAGCATTTTCTTTAGATTATAATAATCTGCTACTGTTAATTTGTTTAATACATCCATTAGTCTTCTACTTTTAGAGTCTTTCTCATCCAGTCTGGTTTCTTTTCCTTATTCATATGAACCAGCCATTCTTTTGCTGTAGGTATATAACCATTGCAATCTTCTTTAACATGTTGTTCACCAACATATCTAGTATATACAGTTTTACCATCTGAATTAGTAAAACTTTTACCAAAAATTTTTTCTGCTTCAAAAATTCCTTCAGAATGATGACGGAACATCCTATGAATACTATGCCCTACCCAAGATTTAGTTTGATCAAACCAATCATGAATATGTTGATAGTCTTCAACTGTTCCACCCCACTTTCTTACTGAACTTTTAGCATGAGCTATTGGATGTGCCATTATATAAATAACATCTCATCGGACCAGTCATAATCATCTGTTGTACGTTGATGATAATCAACATCATATGTTTTATCTTCTACGTTTATAGATATATTACCATATCCGCCTTCATTATTTACCCAATCACCAACTGTATCTACAGTTTTAGTTAGAATATCCCATCCTAAATCTTTAAATAAATCATCATACTTAGATGGTAAAGTCTCTGAATAATGAGTATCCCAATCTTTGCTTTTAATATAATAATTTACTTCATCTATATCTCCTGAATCACCTGATCCTGAGAATTCTATTTCAACTTTTACTATTCCTAGATCTTTTAGATTTGTTAGGGCTAGCACCTGTCTTAATTTGTCTAAGTTTTGTTCTGTCTGTTTCACTTTCTTTTTTTAAATTATCTTTTAATATTTCTATGTAAACACCCGGATTTGATTTATCATATTCATACTGATAAAATACCGGTAGTATATTTTCAGCATTATCATCATCAATCCAATGGTGCGATACCATATCATCTTGCACTGTCTGTGCAGGATTAATATAGTCAAACTTATGACGTGTACCCCTAATAAATGTAAATCCTATCTTGACTGGAAGTTTATACTTATTGAGTTCATCTCTAAACTCTTTAGCATATTTCTGATAATACTGCTTAGTATCTTTACGGTAGTTCACAACAGTTTTACTTGCTATGAAATACTTCCCTGTCCATCTGCGCCCATTTTTTGAGCTAGGTACATTTCCTGGTATAAACCACTTCATATTATTGTTTTAAAGTTCTTTGTAGTAAAGGTTTTAGTTCTTTGTGTACTACTTCAAACCCATGTTCTTTAATGGCATCTGATATGTCTTTGCATATAGAAAGAGCACATCCTTGAATATTATACGCTTTTGCATATGATTCAATTGCTTTCTTACCTGCTTCATCATTATCAAATAGAGTTATGATTTTCTTATATTTTGATTTTAGATTCTCAATTATATAAGGTTTAATCATAGTGTTCTCACTATTAGGTGCAATCACTTCTAAGTTATAACCCATACCTTTTAAAGTCATTGCGTCTTTTAAAGAAGAACAAATAACCAAGTATGGTTTGTCATATTTAAGCTGATCATATCCCTGTAAATGAGATGCTACATTATAGAACTTAAAGTTACTTTCACCCGGTTGGTAAATTTTATATACAGAACCATCCTTTGTAAAGTAACCATATGCCATAGGTTTCCTAAACTTTGCTTTCTCAATTTTATCACTTTGTTCTCTTACTAATGTAAAGTATTCTATGGGTTTAACATTATACTCGTTTAAGAGTGAGCTTCCAATTCTAAATGATAACCAGAAGTCAGCATCTTTTTGATTCCACTCTCTTACGTGTACGTAATCCATATTCCATTTAGCATCTGGAGTAAGTGTGATTAATTCAACCTCACCATTGCTGACATAGTCATTATAGTCTTCAATGATTTGATTTACTGCTTGAGTAAAGTTTAGATTAAACAGTTTACGAACTATGTCTATTTTGCTACCCTGAACACCAGTAGAGAAATCTTTAAATTTATACTGCTGTACAGATTTATCTACATATATACAGAAGCTTGGTGTGCGTTCTGTTGGATTAAAAATAGACTTAATTTTTACATCTTGTCCCGTGAGTTTCTCAGATATTTCAAGATAGTATTGAAATACCCAATAGCTTGGTACATCTGCAATGTCTATTACTAAATTCTTACTGCTTAACATAAATAAAATGGGGTGACCGAAGCCACCCCTTTTATTATTTACAGATCAAAGTCATCACCAGATACTGTGCCAGCTACTGGTTCAAAGCTTTGTGTTGTAGTGTTAGTAGTTGTCTTTCTTACAGGAACAATGTGTTCATCTCTATTAAACTCAATCAATCTAGAGTTATCTACATCAAGAGATTCAAACGGAACACCTGTACCAGTACGCTTAGGTAAGAACAATTGTAGGTTAATGTAACCATCTTTGTTTTCCCACTCACGACCTGCAATACAGAAGTTATAGTAAGTATTACCACTAAGAATAGCATTTGCAGACTGAACAAAACCTTCAATAGTTTGAGCCTGAATGCTGTCTAGTTCACTACGCTTACCTTGCATTTCAGAAAGCAAAATTAAAGCCTTCATAATTTCAGCATCACGGTTGATTTCTCTACCGCTTGGTAATGTAGTGTCAGCAAAAGCATAACGTTGGAAAGAAACTCTACCTACTTGACCCTCATAGCGTGGACCATTAGGATTGTCTACATCAAGAAGAAAACCTTCAAACTCACCACCTACAGGACGTGATTCTACATTAAGTTGTAGATCATATGCATTCTGATCATATGGTGGAGTGTGAAGTGTAATAGAATTAATTTTCAATTCTTGATTTCCAGCATCAATTACTGGCTTGATTTTGCCGCTTCCTGCGGACATGTCCTTAGTACTTAACATTTGTGTTGATTTTAAAATTTAACTTTTGATTATTCATTTTCATATGCATAGATTGCATCTTTGACATATTGAAGATCATTTGTAATAAAGTCTTCTTCAAACATGCCCATTGGTGATTTACAGGTATTCTCACCATTGTTTTGAGTTTCAAAACCATAGTGTAGGCTACCATCATCTTCTTTACGGACTTTGCCAAACAATACAATAGAAAACAAACCTTCTAGTGTAAGAGCATTGTCAATCATTTTACCTACAGTCTTAGCTTTAACTTTACGATGACCATTAATATCTGTAGATTCTTCTGAGTGTGTCAAGAAAAAGACATACAGATCATCTCTCAGATCTTTAGGAAGCTTGGCAACCTGAGCTAAGTTAGCGGCAATCTGGGTAAATTTATCATAGCCTTTCTCAGTAGCTTTATCAAAATACTCAAAGCTTGACATATATTGCCAATCATCAATAACTAAGTTTTTGATATGCGGCATCTTTTCACTTACATGCTGCATGGCTTTATAAACTCCTGGACCGCTTGATACGCTAATCAAATTGCCATCTGGATTTGCTTTATCCAAAGGAGTGTATTTGCTTTTCCAACCTTTAAAAGGCAAAGGTTTATTAGCAATGTTAATGATTACTGTCTCTTTAGGATTAAGATTCCTAATAGACGTTGATTTACCTGAGCCTGACTCGGCAATTACTAAAACACTTTGTGCCATCTATTTTAATTTATTTTCTATTCTACTTAAAGTCTCTGCTATCTTATTGAGTGCTTCAACCACACCTCTAAATGAATATGTTTCATCTGGGTTTGGTAAATCTGTCAAGTCATCAAGATCAAATATATTACTTTTCCCTTGCTTTGACACAGCATCACTTACAACTTTTAATTCTGATACAGGAATAATATGTCTTTGAAAACCACTACTGCTTTCAATCATTTCATATTCTTCCTTCCAGTGAGGGTTGTATTTATGTAGATACAAAGTTCTTTTAGGATCTTCTGCATCATAGTCAATACTTACAAACTCTGTGTAAATATCTTTATTTCTTTCTAGCTCACTTGGAAAAAAGCTGACATGTAAGTCATCTTTACCTGGTGGTCTATAAGCCATTTTAGGTATATAGGCAGCATCTTGTAATTCATTTGAGTTGAAATACTCCTCATGCTGTCTTTTTAAATCTGCTACCTTTTGTTTTCTTTCTTCAGGAGTCATTTTTAAATTTTTTACTTCATACATTTTTGTTGTTATCATCTTGGTGCTTCTTGTGGTGGTGTTGCCATTTCAGCAATCTCCATCCGTTCAAATTGTGCTTTAAAGAAACTCATTCTTGTATCACCATTACGAGCTTTTAAGAAGTGAAGAACAAGAGTTCTATCATCTTCTATAATATACCTGTCTGGACCATACAATCTAATCTTCTGTTTAGCAGGACGGTTAATACCAATCAAGGTATCAGCATGTTGTAACATAGCATCTGAACCAAAAATATCTGATTCAAGTACATAATTACCATACTTACCTTGTTGTGCACGTTCTGGATTATCAATGTTTCTATTAAGCTGTGACAATGCAATAAACATACAGGGATACTCCCTTTTGGTTTGTGTAAAGAATTCACCCAATTCAAATAGCATATCTAAACTACTATTCTGATATGGTGCTCTCTTTACAAGCATGGTATGATCCAATGTAATAATTGTTTTCTTACCCTTATGTTTTTCCATATACATGTCTATTTGTTCACGCATTTGGTTAACAGTCATAGGTCTTGATACAATATCAACTGGATACTTTACACGTTCTTTTGCATATTGATGACAAGAGTTTAGTACATCTGTAGTTAATACACTACCAGCACTACATAGTTCTTTATAAGTTTTACCTGTTATGGATGAGAACTCACGCAATGCTGAGGTTCTACCAACCATCTCAAACTGAAACTCAAGAACTCTAAAGTCATCATTAGGATTTAATGCAAAAGATTCTCTTATGATCTGATCTTTAATAAGTGTTTTACCTGAACCAGGTCTTCCACCCATTACAGTAAGTGTATTCCATTCTAAACCATCAGTAGTAGCATCATTAAACTTAGGCCAAGGTGTGTAAATAGATTTCTCTTCACCATTAGCACGTTTAACCATGTATTTAAGGGCATCATTAAAGGACGCATATTGTCCAACCCACTCTTCTGTTGGTTTACTCATACAACTTTATCTTTAAAATGGTGTGTTTGTGTTTGTACACCGTCATTAATCATATCACAATAATCTGCAAGCTCTGAATGTTTTACTCTGTGCTTATCTTGTTTAGCAACAAAGTATTGACTTGTCTTCATGTACTTATAATCTGTTGCTCTGTACTCATTTACGTACATTTTGGTTGCTTTTATAATTACATCCCAGTTATGATCATAAGTTTCAAAGAACCATCTAAAAGACTCTGTTAAAGCCTTTACATTCTGTCTTGCTGGACTACCTGAAGGTAGTTTACCCGCAGGAAATATATTTCTATACTCCTCTATCTTGTTATTAAACTCTTTACCCATCAACTGGATATTAGTTTTTTTCTTTGCTTTAACAAAATAGTTATCAAGCTTGGTTATTAATGCTTTAGCTTTGGGTGTTAATATATAGGAAGATTCTTCCTTTTGAATAAAGCCTTCCTTTATAAGATTAGGTAGTTCTTGCTCAGACTTTAATAAGCCAATTTGCATTTTTTCCTTCATCCCATAAAGTAAAAGCATTTGGTTAGGAGTTATATTCTCCGCTAATATTTTTTGAAATAGTTCCCACATTGTGCAATCTTCAAATTTAATGAAATATCACCAGTGTACCAAGGTTTTACCTTGATTCTCCAGCATTTTATTAATGGTCAAAAACAACTCTTTATCATTCCATACACCACCTTTATAAGCAGCTGCTGCTGGATGTTCAACTTCTATTATTGTCTGATTTTTAAGATATTTTTTCCATTCTTGTGCTTTCTTGCCAAGCAACACAACAATCAGTTCAGATTTATTATTGATTGCTTCTAATAAATGACCGGTAAAGGCATGCCAGAGTGAATAGTGTGATCCAATCTTATTTATTTCTACAGTTAGTGCAGTATTAAGCATAAGAACACCTTGTTCTGACCATCTGGTAAGATCTGGATTACGTTCATAACCCGGATACTGTTTCTCTAATGAATTGAAGATGTGTCTAAGAGAGGGCTGCTCTTTCATTGTATGACTACAACTAAATGAGATACCATCTGCAACGCCAAGTTGAGGATAGGGATCCTGACCTATAAAAATAACTTTCAAGTTATTATAATGACAGGTTTCAAATGTTCTAAACCAGTCTTTCATTTTAGGTGTAAATCTTTTACCATCCTGAACAAAACCTACAAGTTTTTTTAAAGTACTATAAAAGCTTTCTGAATCTAAATATGGATATATAATAGATTCCCAACCTGTACCTTTTAATTTTTCTTTTAATGCTTCTATCTTATCAGGTATAATGATTGTGTT